TAAGAGTAAACTTACTTCTAGATGGTTAAAAAAAGCAAAAAAAGCAAGACTTCAATTTTCAGAGGGAGGTAAGGTTGAAGACCCTAATAAACCTTATATCACTATTGATGATGTAAAGATTTACGTTGAGGACTTGCCGGAAGAAGCACAAGGAATCTTTGGCAGACTTCAAAGATTAAATCAAAAGAAAGTAAACATACAACTTGACTTAGAAGAAGTACAAGCAGGTATAAATTTCTTTTCAGACAAAATAATTGCATTGGTCAATGAAGAAGGACAGGAAAATATAAAACCTGTTTCTTCTGATGAAGAACTAGTTGTCTCTCCTGAAAACTAGTGTGTGTCGAGTCAGCCATTGGGTGCGAGAAGGTTATCCCAAGAAGTGACTATAAACTACTAGACCTTCAAAGTGTGGTGCTGACAAAATTCACGAGGTCAGTTAAATGAGACTTGTTAACAACTCAAGCCACACACTTTTTATTAACGTGAGGAAATCAATATGACATTTATTAGACACAAATTAGCTTGCCCTTCTTGTGGAGGTAGTGACCCTGTATCATTGAATGAAGATGGATCGGCAAAATGTTTTAGTTGCGAAACTTATTTTCTAAACTATAATCAAGCGATAGCAGGAGCAGAAAAAGGAGTTCTTGAGGAATTGGTACAGAAAAAGAATACACCACCGGTCAATCCAAATGGAGGAGACTTTGTAGCATTGACTGATAGAAGAATATCAGAAGCTACTGCCCGTAAATATGGAGTCAAATCTATTCTTTCTAGCAATGGCGAGATTGTTCAACATTTGTATCCATATTTCAACAAACATGAACTATCTGCTACGAAAGTACGCTATATTCGAGATAAGAATTTTTCGGTCCAAGGTAGTTTTGAAGGCACAGGCTTGTTTGGTGAGCAACTTTTTCAGACTGGAGGTAAGTCAATTACTTTAGTTGAAGGTGAATGTGATGCTATGGCTTGCTACGAATTGATGGGTAGTAAGTGGGCAGCAGTCTCAATTAAACGTGGTTCATCCGGTGCAGTCAAAGATGTAAAAGAAAGTTTAGAATTTTTAGAAAGTTTTGAAAATGTTGTGATCTGTTTTGATAGCGACAAGCAAGGACAGGAAGCTGCTAAAAAAGTAGCAATGTTATTCCAACCTAGTAAAGCTAAGATCATGACACTTCCAAATGGATTTAAAGATGCGAATGACATGCTTCGTCAAAACAAACACAAAGAGTTTGTGGAAGCGTGGTGGTCAGCAAAAGTTTACACTCCTAGTGGTGTTATCAATGTATCCGAATCAAGGCAAGAATTTTTTGATAGAGAAAAGAAAGAAAGTATTGCTTATCCTTGGCAAGGTTTAAATGACAAGCTATATGGATTACGTTCCGGGGAGTTGGTAACACTTACTGGAGGTACAGGACTTGGTAAGTCTTCTGTTACTAGAGAACTAGAACATTGGCTTATTAAAGAAACTACGGATAACGTAGGAGTTATTGCTCTTGAGGAAGACTGGAGAAGAACAGTTGATGGTATATTATCTATAGAAGCGAACGCTAGATTATATATAGATCAAGAAAGAGAAAACTTTTCTAAAGAAGAGTTAGATAAGTTCTTTGATATTCTTTATGATGGGGACAATAAAAATAGAGTATGGATACATGCTCATTTTGGAACGAATAGTATTGACGAAATATTTAATAAGATTCGTTTTATGATTGTAGCCTGTGACTGTAAATGGGTAGTGGTAGATCATTTACATATGTTAGTGTCTGCATTATCCGAAGGTGATGAGCGTAGAGCGATAGACAACATCATGACTAGACTGAGAAGTATAGTTGAAGAAACAGGAGCAGGCTTAATCTTAGTGTCTCATTTAAGAAGAGTGGACGGAAACAAGGGACACGAGAATGGTATTGAAGTATCATTATCACACTTGAGGGGATCTCAAAGCATAGCACAATTATCTGATTGTGTTATAGCCTTAGAAAGAAATCAACAATCAGAAGACTTAGAAGAGTCAAATACAACTAGAGTTCGTGTTTTGAAATCTAGATATACTGGTGACGTTGGCTTAGCCAGTCATTTACTTTATGATCGAGAAACTGGTAGACTTAGAGAGGTATCTAAAGATCAATTTGAAGATGAGTCTGATGAACTATTAGAATTATAATATGGATTTAGTATTTGATATAGAAACAGATGATCTAAAAGCTACTAAGATACATTGTTTAGTAGCTCAAGATGCAGATACTGGTACTCTATACAAATATCCCCCGGATAAATTACAGGAAGGATATGCTCTATTAGAAAAAGCAGATCGCTTGATTGGTCACAATATTATAGGTTTTGATATACCTATGGTTGAGAAGTTTGGTAACGTAAATCTTTCTCACAAACCAGTTGTAGATACATTGGTCATGTCAAGATTATTTAATCCGGTGAGAGAGGGAGGACACAGTTTGGAGAAGTGGGGCTTTCGTTTAGGTTTTAATAAAATTGATTTTAATGACTACTTAAATTACTCCAACGAAATGATGAACTATTGTGTTCGTGATGTTCAACTTAACACAGTTTTATTTAGATATTTAAAAAATGAAGGTAAAGGATTTAACAAAGAATGTGTTTCGTTAGAGCAGGCAGTAGCAAAAGTAATTAAAGAACAGGAAGTTAATGGATTTAAATTTGATTCTAAACATGCTGAATTGTTATTAGCAGAATTAAGATTCTTGATGCAAGAAGCAGAGGATAAAGTTCATCAGGTTTTTAAACCTAAAATGATTGATCTAAAAGAAGTTCAACCCAAGTTAAAAAAAGACGGAACATTATCTAAACAAGGACTTACTCCAGAAGAGTTTGAAGAACGCTCACCTACCAACGATACTACTCCTTTTACAAGACGTAAGTTACAAGACTTTAATCTTGGTTCAAGAAAACAAATAGGAGAATATCTAATCGAGTTTGGTTGGAAGCCTAAAAAGTTTACCCCTACAGGTCAACCAATAGTTGATGAAACTACACTAGCTAAAATTGATTCTATACCTCAAGCAAAATTAATTGCTGATTATTTATTATATCAAAAACGTATTGCACAGATTGACTCATGGATTGATGCCATTGATGATGATGGACGTGTACATGGCTTTGTTATTCCAAATGGAACTATTACTGGTAGAATGAGCCATAGAAATCCCAACATGGCACAAGTTCCTAATGTGCATAGCCCCTTTGGCTCTGAGTGTAGAGCTTGTTGGACAGTAGATAAAGAATATAAATTAGTAGGTATTGATGCTTCTAGTTTAGAATTAAGAATGCTTGCTCATTACATGCAAGACGAGGAGTTTATAAATGAAATCATTGACGGAGATATACACACCCTTAATCAGAAATCTGCAGGACTTGAATCTAGAGATCAGGCGAAAACTTTCATCTATGCCCTCATATACGGAGCAGGAGATGCAAAACTTGGCAAAGTGGTTGGAGGAAATCAAAGAGATGGCAAAAGACTTAGAGAACAATTCTTTAATAGTAACCCATCATTTAAATCTCTTAGAGATAGAGTACAAAGAGCAGCAGCAAAGAACTTCCTCAAAGGATTAGATGGTAGAAAACTTTTAATTCGCACTCAGCACGCTGCTCTCAACACTTTATTACAAGGTGGAGGAGCTATAGTAATGAAACGTGGGTTAGTTATGTTAGACTCTGCCATTAAATTAAATACACTAGATGCTAAGTTTGTAGCCAATATTCATGACGAATGGCAACTGGAAGTGAAAGAGGACATAGCAGACTTTGTAGGGGAGCTTGCAGTTAAGTGTATTATTAAAGCCGGTGAATATTATAACCTTAGATGTCCAATGGATGGGGAATACAAGATAGGAGAGAACTGGAGTGAAACACATTAAACCAAAAGATAGTAGTCGGAAGGGAGATTTAGCTGAGTATTACGCAGTAACTTGGTTATGGGATCATGGTTATGAAGTGTTTAAAAATACAGGATGTACTGGACCAATAGATATGATCGCAATAAAAGAAGGGGAAACTATTTTAGTTGATGTTAAAACCGGACAACCACAACTTCATAAAAAAACTGGTAATGGAATAACTAAATGTCAAAGTAGAAGTAAGGAACAAAAAAAATTAGGTGTTCAATTACTACAATTTAATCCAGTTACTAGAGAATTATCATGGGTAAAACATCGAACATAACATCTAAAAATGACAAAGCTCTTGACAGTTCTAATCAAGAGATATATAATAAATTAGCTACTGAAAAATATAAGTCGGAAGCCGGACATTGGTATACTAAAGAGGGAGAGCCAATGTA